TGCAAATAGTCCTGAGAATCGACTTGCCACAGGAACCTCCGTTTGTGTGGATAGTAATCCCTCCGGCGCTGCGGAAGATTGAACTTGCTTCTCAACTTGAGCGGGTGTAATGTTTTTTACATCTGCGGCAATTTGCTTCAGAGCATTCCAGTCCTGGTCGCTTTCTGCCCTTGCAGCGGTGCGAATCTGCGCGTCTGTGAATCCCTGACCGATCAAATCGTTATAAAGCCGACCCTTCTCTGCATTGGATAGCGAGTCCACATTTGCTGGCAACGATGGGACTTTTGCCTCTGCGATAACACCCTTGGCGGCGATGTCTTCTGAGATCGCGTCGGCCATTTTCTTGCCGAAATCTGCGTTTGAGTGGACACCATCCAAAAGGTCACCAGTTCCAGCAGAAGTCGCGGCCCTGACATCGGTGAATGAAACGCCTGCGCTCTGAGCGATCTGCTTCAGACCATCGTTGATCTGGTTGGCTCGCTTCTCAGCTCCAGGATCGATGTATCCAGCGATGTTCCCGGTTTTGGAGTTCTGTGCTCCGTAAAGCTCAGAAACACCAACAATGATCGGAGTGACTCCATTGGCCTTAGCGATGTCCACCATCCGCTGAACGCTTTGGAGAGTCGTTGCAGGGTCTTGGTTTTTGATCGCATCAGCAGCGCCGTAACGGATGATCGCGTATTGAGGCTTGTTCTGCTCAATGTAAGTCTGGAATGCGCCAAACTTTGATCCACCAGCAAGGGCTTCGTTCGAAGTTTCTCCACCAGTTGCAAGGTTTGTGACCTGAATGCCAAGGTTGTTGGAGATCACATCGGCAACCGAATTGCCATATTTGTTGTCTGGATTGCCATCAGCGGTATAGCCGACATACTCGCTCATTGAGTCGCCAAACAGAACGGCAGTTGGGCGGCTTGCCTGCTGAGTTTGAGCAGGCTCAGCTAGCAATGATTGAATTACATTGTCTTGCTGTGGAGTGCCCTGCGGTTGAACATCCAAAAGAGCAGGTTGTGTCGATGCAGTTTGCGGAACTATCGTTGGCGCGACTTCCGCAACAACTGGCTCAACACGCGATTGAACAACCGCCTGTTCCGCAGGAGCAATGACAGGAGCCTCGTCCTCAATAACTCTCCATCCGTCTCCACCGGACATTGCATTCACGACAGCCTGTTGATTCAGATCGGCCGTGACAGGCACAAATGGCGTCTCAATAGGACGACTGACCTCATCAGACACAGACGGATAAAACACCTCTGGTGCGCCCAATAGGCTCATTGGAGCCTGGTAAATAGCCTCTTGCAAGGCATACGGGTCAAGCTCTTGCTCGCTCAACAAAGAATCAGGATTCGTGTCCCGAGCACCCAACAATGATTCAGCAGGCTGGAGGCTCTGCGCGATGGACTGAAGCAGCGACCAGTTGTCATCCCTTGGCGCACCAGCGGCAACCCGGATTTCCTCATCAGAGTAGCCCTGAGCGAGAAGCGAGTTGTAAAGCTGCGCCTTCTCAGTCGGAGTTGCTTGGTAGATCGAAGATGGAATGACGATTGCCATGATTTACCCCGGAATCTCAATGTTGGAGGAGATGCCTGCGCCGATCTTTGCCGCCTTGAGTTGGACTTCGGCCTCGAATTCCTGCCTCTTCAGCTCCAGTTCAGCCGCAGCCTTCTCTCGGGCCAGTTGAATCTCAGCAGCCGCTTTCTCTCGCTTGGCCTGAATATCGGCCATCGCCTTCTCGCGGTCAATCTCCAACTGGGCCTGAGCCTGCATCATCATCGCTTGGATGGCCGGATCAGGTTGCTGTTGCTGCGGAGGAGGATTGCTCAGAGCCTGGTCGATCTCAGGCGTGATCGGCTTGAAGAAAGTCGCCGAGTCCTTGAATCCTGCGGCCTCGATCATCCGTCCGAGAGTCTCGCGGTACTGACCCACCGTCACCAAAGGATTGGCAGGGCCAAACTGCTGAAGAATCCGCTCCTGCTTGTCTAGGATCATCGCAAGCATCGCCATCTGCTCTTGCTTGTTACCCGTTCCAAGACCCACAGAGATGCTCACATCGTACTGATTCGACCACTCACGGGGATCCATTTGGATGTACTCGCCACGCATCCGAATAATCCGGGGCTTGTCTTGGTACTTGCACAGGAGTTGCAGGATGCCCTTGAAGAGAGATTTAACACCTGTCTCAGCGAAGTTCCGAGCGATCAGTTCCATCTTGCCAGCAGAGGCGTTCTGGAACGCAGCCACAGCCGTAGCGGTGACGTTCTGGAGGACATTGGGGTCAAGACCCTGCGTGGCATCCGAAACACCCGTGCGCTTTGCCTGGACTTGATCCAGATACTCAAGCATCGGGAAGGCTTGATTCGCCACAGGCTGAACCGCCATCGGAACCACCGCATTTGGGTTCTTCATCCGAATCACACCACCAGGCGTGGGAGAGATGAGATCGTCCAGGTTGACCTGACCATCCACCGCACCAACTCGGTAGTTATTCGTTAGATACAGGTTATCCAGCATCTGCCGGGTGATCGTGGACTTCTGGAGCTGCAAGTCCATGACCTTATCCGCGAGGGACAGGCCATAGAACTTGTGCGGAACAGGAATGGGGCAGAGGCTATGGAAAGGAATGTAGTCCGTTTCCGTTTCCTCGAGAATCTCGCTTCCGGCGTACCAAACCTGGAGAAGCTCGGCCAGACCATCACCATCCCGGTCTGCGCGGATGTAGCACTCGTACACCTCCACATCCTGCATGGTCGGGTCGAGGCTTTCGTCTTGGCTGGGTTGTTCACCCTCGGAGTACCGGGCCACCCGCTCAGGAGAGAAACTCAGATCGTCGTAGGCCGGGAGGTCACGGACAACCTCTTCCGGAAAGCCCATCGCCACCAGGTCAGACCGAGGCATCAGTCGGCGGTGAGCGACGAATGGAGAGTCCTGGATCGTTGTGGCCTTCTTGGAGATCAGGAATTCCTCGGGAGGAATGTTCTGGATCGCCACCCGTCCGACTTGGTTCTTCTTCTTGACCTTGACATTGTAAGAGACTTGGGTGATCTGAACGCCGTCCATCCCGATTGCGGGAGTTCCGTCGATGTTTGTGATCTGGGTCACAAAGGTCTCTTGTTCGATGATCTCCCGAGTGCCGTCTTGCAGTAGAAGCGCAAGCTCCGCATCGCTCAGGTTCTCGTAGGTCTCCTTGACAACATCAATGCGGTTGTCCCAGTAAGCCTTGACGACACCGACCTTCTCAAGCAGCGCATCCTTGAACCAGTCATGAAGGATGGCAAACCCAGGGTTGTCCTTGTAGAACACCCAGTTCGAGTAGTCCGTGGCTTGATTCGCGCCTTGCTCATCACCGGGGCCGACAGGCTCATAGCGGATGATGTCATCCGAGGCGGTGAAGATGCGGATCAGTTGAGGAATCGCGCCGTCAATGACCTCTGCCACCTCTCCGGTGACGATCTGGCTTCGACCCTCTACCTCGTTCCCGTAAGGGTAACGAAGGTAATACTCAAGTGACCGGGTTCTCTGCTCGGTTGTCTCCGTTTGGAGATACCCGATCGCTCCATCGATTTCGGCCTCGAGCAGGCTTTTCAGGCTGATTTGATTCATGCTTTTCCTCTAACGCTTTGATGCGTCGCTCCAGCTCCGCGAGTTTGGCGTTGACGTTGCCTTGAGGCGTTGCCCACATTAGACCACCCACCTTGTGTTAACGCTAATCGGCTTGCTCCAGTCGCCCTGTTCGTGAATCCCGATAGCGAAGTACCGGAACGCATCGGACGAATGAGAGGCCCAGTCGTGTAGCGGTGTGTCAAAGAATACGTTTCTCTTCTCGTCGAAGTTGCGCCGATAGTTCCTGAGTGCGTCTAGACCCTGCTTCACCTTCGGCACGTTAAACCAGCACTTCGGGAGAATGCGTCTGACGCTCTGGATTCCATCTGCAACTGACAAGCGCGGAGCAACCGTTATTTGTAGCCCTGCCTCTTGCAGCATTTCCTTTCTGCTGCGTCCTGTCCCCAATTCTCGCACTTCTACGTCATGAGGCAAGATGTGTTCTGCCGTATGCCACTTATTCTCTTTGAGCCAGTTCACATACCAATCCAAACCTTGGCCGTGGTTTTCCACGAAATCCATCACCCGGTACTCTTGCCCGGCCACCTGAACCACCCAGATCGCGGTGGTGTCAGACATCCCCAAGTCCCAAGCGGTGAATGTCCGGGTCAGATCGTCCCGGTCTATGTTCGTGAGCCTGCCCTTCTCTTCTAGGTCGTTTATCAGCGCCCCGTAGTAAGAACCCTCGACAGCGGCATGGAATGAACATTCGAACTCCTGGTTGTACTTGTCCTGCCCCATCTCACGGCGAGCGGCGTGGAGTTCGGTCTCAGGAATAAGGTGGGTCTGGGAGGCTTTGAACTCCAGTAAGCCCCAGTCTTCCTCTTCCTCGGCCTGGTCTCTCAGGTCTTTGAAGTGGTTTGATCCCTTTGGGGTTCCGAGGAACAGCGCCCATCCCAGTCGGTCTGACAGCGCAGGACGAACAATGTCAGTCCAGATTCGCGGGTCTTGGTCGGCAATCTCGTCAATGATGACGCCATCGAAGTATTGGCCTCGGAGGGAGTCAGGATTGTCTGAGCCGTAGAGCTGGATTCTGCGCCCCCAGAAGTCCGTGCGGAGTTCCGAAATGTTCGGAGTCGCGCCCAGAGGCTCTGTGTATTTCAGCAGATAGTCCCAGGCCACACGCTTTGCCTGACCATAGGTCGGAGCGATGTAAGCATATCGGGGGGCTTCCTTACGGTTCTCCACCGCATCTCGAATGATGTGGTTCAGAGCGGCGACGGTCTTCCCCATCCGTCGGTGAGCCACCACCACACCAAAGCGGTGATCCCGCATCATCTGATGGATGGCGAGTTGTGGCTCTCGAGGAGAGTACGGGATTACGATTTCTCGTTTGCCCATGAGACCATCATCTCAATCGGAGTTCCGTTCTCGCCAGTAACCTCAGTACGGGCCAGCTTGGGAATGTGGTACTCAATCGCTCTGAGATACAAATCAGCCGCTCTACCGGGATCGGGTTTAACGCCCTCAGAACCCTCTGCAACGCGATCAAGCCATTCTTGGAGCTTGTGTGCGTTACCCTCTGCAAAAGTGGCTATAGCGGCTCTTACATCGGCCGTAGCCCTATTTGGTGAGCCTTTTGGCCTTCCTCGATTATTGGAACCTTGTTTATTCATATTTCCGACTCCTTTCGGGCCATCGGTAGTTAAGTTGGCTTAGTCTACACGCTCTTCGTCTAGCAAGCCAAGGATCATGGGAATGCTTATACCCATAGCGGCTAATGAAGCGAGGAGATCGTTCTCATTCATTCGAGCAGGGTCAAATGCAGCGAAGCGGGAGCGAAGAGTTTGTGGTTTTAAGGTTGCAACAATGGTCGACGGATCGCCACGGCCAACAGTTGTCACGCTTGGATCGCGCATATTTTTGAATACTACGGAATCCGCTTTGCTTTTACGCGCATCTTTTAGTGCTTGCTCAATAAACTCAGCATCATAACTGCCGCCTGACATTTCCCAACCTTGGGGATTGTTCATTCTTACCTTAAGCGGAATCACATTTGCGCCACCAAGATACTGCCTGGCAATTTGACCATTGTCGTTGTAGTAAGGCCCGGCAACAAACTCTTCAGACACTTGAGGATTTTTGCTACTGAAGACAGCTTTTTCCGTTTTGCTTACTGTTGCTCCGCTACCAATTTTAGAAAGATCAAACGCTGGAAAGTCTTTTGTGGTTGCGTGATACAGATCAGCGTCGGCAAATCCCATTGCCCTGGCCCGATCCATCGCCGTGTTGTTCTCAGGAAGTCCAAGCATCTTCACAGCGTTCTGACGGGCGGTTTCTAGAGCTTGCGTCCTTGGGGCATCCTTAAGCGCTCTTCCGGCAGTTTTGATCGCAGCAGGAGCAGCAGCCAGCCCCATTACGGGAGCGGCAGCTCTCCGAGTATTCTCATAAACGGCGCGTTCGGCCTTGGTCGCATCTTCTGGCAAGTCAAGATCAAGAAGTGCGCGGGTTCCCGCACCACGGACACCACCACCCACCATCCTCTGCCCAATGTTGCGGCGGTTGGCAAAGTCTCTCAGCTCATCCAAGAGTCCTAGAAGTGGTATCGGCCCAGCCATGACTTACCTCTTTTTGTTTCGCTCAGAAATAGCCTTTGCCTTTGCTTTGGCATCGGCCTTACTGTTTGCTCCCCATGCCTTTAGGCTCATGAGGAGCCTTGTGGGTTCGCCGTTCTTGTACTCTGGCCCCGGCATATTGCCCATCCTTGCTAAGAAAGATGCGCGTCTAGGGTTATCCCCACTCTTTACCGGGGGCTTTAGGTTAGAACCAGGGTTTTCCCGCTCATAGGACTTTCGGCCCTTTTCATTGAGGC